AAGCTGAGATATACTCATCAACTTGCTTGCTTTCAAAGCCTGAGTCAGGTCTAGTGACCATGGTCTCAATCTTAGAAACTTGCTCCTTGATTTGTTCAGCGTTAGCTTCAGCAGTAGTTAACTTCTGATTCATAGCTTCATATTGGTCTAATTTAGACTCAATCTTAGCTAATTTTTCTTCGTTATATGCTGTGCTCTCGCCTTTCTCAATATTCTCCAGTCTCTCGTCATTGACTTTCTTAAATTCGCTGAAAGTTTGACCTAAGTCTGAAATAGCGTTTTTTATATCTTCCGACATAATTTACTCCTATTAAGTTTTTAAGGTTAAAGTTAGTTCTTTTATGGCATCTACCAATTCTGCACTTTCATCAACCTCTCGTTGATCAAAACACTTAGTAACTGCTTTTGCAGCCACTTTTGCTTCTGAACGAGATAAGTTGAATGCATCACGCAGTCCGTTCTCCCATTCTCTTATGGAATACTGTTCACCTTTTACCGATCTCACAGTTGCCTGTGGATTCATCGGGAAAGTTACTAGGCTTACTTCCATTAAATCTACTTCTTTAATAATGCGTTTGTTTGCACGCTTATCGTATGAAACTTCTGATGGGTTTACTCTAAAGCCTATTGATAGACCGTCTAAAGCACCCATTTTTAATAATTCGTAGGCTTCTGCGCCTGCTTGTGTTTTAAGAGCAAGTCTACCTTTAACAACTAAGCCGTGATCATCTTCCTTAATATCATCAAACACACCTATAGGCATATCTGACTTATGTTGGTATAAAAGTTTTACACCTTTTGCTTTTCTTTTTCTAATAGATTTAGCAAATGCACCTTTTTCTATGACATCATTGCCTAAGTCTTTGTTACCGAATACTGAACCATAACCTTCAAACCTGCCATACTCTTTATCTTCTTCTTCATCGTCATACGCTTTAATTATTTCAAGTTGTGATTTAACTTCAAGAATATCTTTAAGTTCAGCAAGATTATCTATTATATGTTCTTCTTCTTTTTTCTTTGGCTTCTTTGGTTTATAACCTGATAACTCACGACCAGTTATTTCTGTATATTCTTCGTGTGTAGAACATGGCATAAATACTTTATTACCATCTTCATCATGTGAATGTATGCCACTGCATCCTATTTGTTTGGCTCTTGCGGTTGCTTCGCCAGGATTGTCAAATACATCTTTGCGTATTTGTCTTTTTTCATCATTCTCAATGGAATCTTCTTTTTCAGAATCGTAACTATTGTTACAGACAGCTAGTCGTTGATCAGAATCGGTATACTCACTCGTCATAGTGTCATCTCCCATGCATCTTTTTAAAAAGTTTTGCCTACTTTCAGAACTGGTAGGTTTTGGAATAGGCATATCCACATATAGTACATAAAGGGTAGGACAAGCACAAGATATAGATGAAAGAAATAAATATAAATAATATTCCAAAAAGGGTTTATTTTTATGTGAAAGTTGATATAATGGTCATATATTAATTAAACGGAGATAAAATGAAAAACTTAATAACCAACAAATACTACTCAGGTGGTAACTTAGACATACTTGCAGAAGCAGGTTATACCGAAGATGATTCTATGGTAACTTTTAAACAAGCCATGAAGCATTTTGATATAACAGGCGACATGCTTAAAGGTCTAAAAGGTCTTGGTACAACTCTTTGTTTCTATAAAGAACAAGAGAATAAACTGACTGGAAAAAAAGAAATGGTAAGAAAACTTTTTACAGTCTTTGATTCTAAGGATGTTATAAGAGTCATTGAACATAATTCTAAAAAGGTAGCATAATGAATACCTTAGAATTAAGTAATGACGAAGTAATGGCTCTTGGTAAATGTATCTACGATAAGGTAGGTACAGATACCGAGATGTTATTATCTAACACACCTTTAATGTCAGCCTTAGATAAAATTCTAAAATTTGGCTCTGTAGCAGATACAAAAGAATGTAATGTTTGCGGTGGTGAATCATTTAGAGTAAGAAGAACTGATAACTGGCAATGTGATAATTGTGTAGAAGCAAGAAGTTGTGCAGGAGAAATATAAATACTGATTGCTATTGACTTAATAAATTTATAAATCTCTTTCGTCAGCGTAAACAATTACACATCTACAATTAATAACATTTTTTGCACCACCTCTTGTATCTCCTGCAAATCCCATAGGCACTCCACCGATTATAAAATCTTCTGACATATCTACAGTTTGTCCGTTTGCTGCTGAATGTGCACTTCTTGTCCTAGCATCACTTGTGGCTACCCATTTTTTTAACATTTTTATTCCCAAATCTTTTTCTACAGTTTGATGATAAGAATGGTTTGCAAAAGATGCAGCACTATGTGTTTCTGTTCTTGCAATAAGTGCAGCACGACTTCGGCTAACTGGTAAAAATTTACTTGATACTAACTTAGCTATTTGTGGCAAAGTTAAATTATCTGCTCTGCCTTGTTCTATTGCATTACTAATCCTTGTTGCCATACGTTCTGTTATCCCTGCTAAGATTAATTGTCTGCTAGTAAAATACTCGTTTACAACTAATTCAAAATCTGTACTTCTGCCAAATACAAAGGCTTCATCTGCTTTTCTAAGGTATTCGTATTTCTCCTCATTACTTCTATATATAGCCTTAAAAACTCTTTTATAATGTGATTGTATTAATGGAAAAAAATCTTCGTTTAAGGATTGTTGTGCAATTTGTACTTCGTATATACCATACTGACTGTATAAGTATAAATGTGTATTTAAGAACTTTCTAAATAATGTATTAAGATTTCTATAAAATCTTTTTTCTAAGTTGTTTCTAAGGACTAATTGTTTTCTTGATTCAAGACGAGTATTTATTCTGCCCTGTCTAAAAGTATTTAGCCTTTTAGTGGCTTGTTTCACTTTTTAGGTCTGCCTTGGCTGTCTGTTGGACCTTTTGATTTTAATGGATGACCATCAGGAAATAAATCAGTATCGTGTTTACCGCCACCAAATTTACCACTTGATAATGCTCTAAGAAAAGAATTAACCCTAGCATATGCCCAACGATCAGCACCACCCTGTCTGCGTACACTTGGTCTAACACTTGATGGATTAGTATTATAAGCACCTACACCTCTACGAAATACTTGAGTTAGCATACCAAGAGTTACTTTTTTGGTTTTACTATCTCCATATTTTTCATTGTGTTTTTTTACTTTTTCTTTTAATCCATTTCTTACGGTTTCACTTAGTGCTTTTTCATCTTCAATAAAGCCAATGTGTTCTTCTAAAACAAATTCTTTGGATTCTTCTCTTTCTATTTGGTTTCTTACTTTTCTTGACCATGAAAAACCTGCATCACCACCCCATAACGCCCAAGCTACCCTACCTGCACTTGGATATCCTTTTTCTCCTTGGCTAAAACCTTCTGCCTGTTTATCTACCTCATGGCGACTAAAAAAACTAAACATTCTTTTTACTGTAGATATTGATAAGCGTTCTTTATTCATGAGTTGGTTTGCTCTAGCTACACCTACAGCTGTTCCACCTCTTTTATACTTTTTTCGCCATTGCAGACCTCTTGCTGCCTCTTCTGCCATTGAATTATTTGGAGTTGTATTTATATCTGCTAATGCTTTTTCTTCCTCTAACAGTTCTAATATTGCTTTATCTGTTTCATCATCATCATAATCTTCCATATCATCTTCATTCACAGGATTTTCTGGTTTTTCTACACCATCATCACCCAATGGAAATAAATTTGCAGATATATATAGATCGTCAGCACCATTAACTGGTTCTAAGCCAAGCTGTTGTCTTGCTTCATTTCTAGTCATGATGCCTTCTCTTACAGCAGAGGTAACATTCTCGTAGGTTCTTTTAACTCTCTCTGACAAAGCAGGAATAGAATCTATGTCAAACTCTAAGGTCAAGCGATCATCAAACAATGGAACTAACCATTCGTTAAGATCAGATGCCATTTTCCTAAGATGCGGTATGATTGTTTCTTCATACAAAGCAAGTCTTGCTTCTGCTACATTGGCGTAGGTCTGACTATCAGGAACTCCTACAAGTTGACTAGGTACACCAAAACATAAAGCTATATCTGTTGCACTCATATGTTTTAGGTTTAAGAAATCCATATCCTTTGGACTAAGACCCATTTCTTTCCAGTCAAAATCTCCTTCTAACAATAAAGGTCTGCCTGCATTATTAGCACCAGTAA